GCTGTTTTAATATTATTTGCTAATAATTCAGCTAATATTTTAATACAATAAGCTTCGTGACTTTTGGCTTTGAATAATATAGTCATATTTTTTACTATAAATATTTTAAACTTTAAATTAAAATTTGTAAAAAATGTAAAATTTTTAGTTATTTTTTTAACATAATTATCTCGGAAATAGTTTTCCTGCAGCTGCCGCAAAACCTCTCCGGTGGAAGACCAAGTGAAAAAATTATTAGGTTATATTTTATTAATTTAAAACCTGTTAAATCATCTTTTAATATTATTTCTTTTTCTAGAAAAATAAAAACTGGTTATCTCTATATTGATTAGTATATAGAGACTATCTTAGGTTTTTTCTCTCAAGAGAAAAAACCTTTTTCTTTTACAGAAAGTGAAACTAATCATTCAGTCACTTCAGAATTTCTGAAATAAGGCTTATTGATAATTATTATAAAAAATGTAAAATTTTTATAAAGTTTTTATTTTTTCTAGAAAAAAGAAATAATGGTTTAAAGAAATGAGATTACTAATAAAAACAAATGTCTCAGTCAATTAATATCGTTAAGCTTATCGAGGAAAATCCTAATACTAAATTATCTAAGTCTTATCAAGGTAAATTAATTAATAAATTAAAGGAGATCTTTTCTACAGATGAACAACAATTATTTATTTCAAGCTTTTATTGCTATTTAAATTATAAATCAAATGATTTTGTTGTTGATTTTGACGATATCTGGAAATGGTTAGGTTTTACAAGAAAAGATAATGCTAAAACGGTTTTAGAAAGACATTTTATAAAAGATGTCAATTATCAAATTAAAAACATTTTTCCTGCGATCGCAGGAAAAGGAAGACCAAGTGAAAAAATTATGCTAAATATAAAAACTTTTAAGAAAATGTGTTTGAAAGCAAATACTTCAAAAGCAAATGAAATCCACGAATATTATATCAAACTAGAAGAAACTCTTCACGAAGTAATAGATGAAGAAAGTAACGAACTAAGATTACAGTTAGAAGAAAAAGAGAATATTATTGAAGCAAAAGAAAATATTATTGAAGAAACAAGTAAAAAATTAGAAGCAAAAGAAACTATTATCGAAGAAACTAAGGAAGAACTAATAAAAATAACTAAAAAATATGTAAAGCCTCCAAAAGAAGTAATAGAAGATAAGAACGTTGTATATTTAATGACTACTGAAGAATCACAAAAAGTTGGCGAATATGTAGTAGGTAAAGCAACAGACTTAAATAATAGAAAAGAAGATTACAATCATAATAAATTACATGACTTCAAAATTGTATTTTATATATCATTTGAAAATTCAAAATTAATGGATATAATTGAGGCATCTGTTTTGATGAAACTTGGAAAATATAGGTGCAAGGCTGGTAGAGATGTTTTTTTACTACCAGGGTCTGATATTTCAATATTTATAAATATATTTAATGAATGTGCAAAGTTTTATGGAAATGTACTTGAGGAACATGTAGTATATGCTAAAAGAACACAAACAAAAGATGTGGAAGCACAAAGAGAAAAAAATGCAGTGTATCGAATGGAACATTATGATGAGATCCGAGAAAAACAAAGAGAATATCGAGAAATAAATGCAGATGTAATCAATGAAGTAAATCGTGAAAAATATGCAGAAAATCCTGAAAAAATATTAGAAAGAAATAAAAAATATTATGAAAAAAACAGAGAAGAATTGATAGAAAGTGCTAAAGAATATTATTATGATAGAAAGGAAGAGATTTTAGAAGAAAGGAAAGAATTTTATAAAGATAATAAGGAACATATATTAGAAGAACGTAAGGAATATTATAAAGAAAATTATAAAACGAAGATTGCGGTTAAAAGGCAAGCAAAAGAAACATGTGAATGTGGAATGATTGTAACACATTACTGCATGAAAAACCATCAGAAATCAGAAAGACATAGAGTATTGATGGAAAAGTTGTCAAGAAAAGGCTGTGATGGCGATTTCGCAAAAATAGTGATAGTTGATGATGAGAACGAAGAAGATAGTTAGTTGTAAATCAATCCTTATTTAAATATTATAATATATATTATATATATTATAAATTGTTTTTGTATTTAAAATATTTTTCTTTTAACTTTTATCTTTCTATATAATAAAAAATGGTTAGAAAAGCATTATTGATTGGAATAAATTACATAGGAACGGAATACGAACTCAATGGTTGTATTAATGATGCTAAAAATCTTAGATCTTTTTTAACTGATAATTGTCTTTTTAAAAATGAAAATATCAAAATGTTGTCTGACGAAGATTCATTAAATTTACCTAATAGAAGTAATATGGTAAATGGGATAAAATGGTTAGTATCAAATAATTTACCTGGTGATACTTTATTTTTCTTATATTCAGGACATGGAGGGTATATTAGAGATAGAAATTTAGATGAAAGTGATGGGCGTGATGAGACTATAATTCCTTTAGATTTTGAAACATCTGAACAAATAACCGACGACTGGTTATTTACTAATATGGTTTCTAAAGTACCAAAAGGTGTAAATTTAAATTGTTTCTTTGACAGTTGTCATTCAGGAACAGCGATTGATTTGAAATATAATTATAAATCAAATTGTATTTTTAAAAAAGGAAAACTTACAGAAAATGTAATTACTTATAAAAATGATGAATGGTCTGACAGTTTTAATTTTTCAATAGAAAGAACAAAGGATGTAGTTGGTAATATTTGTTTATTTTCCGGATGTCAAGATAAGGAAACGTCAGCTGATGCTTTTATCAATAACAAAGGACAGGGTGCTTTTACTTATTGTTTACTTGAAACTTTGAAACAAAATTTAGTAAAAATGGACGATGGAACATTTAGATATAGGAACGGTGTATTGAAATTAAGAAATATTTTGAAAGAAATAAATGGAAGACTTGACATAAATGGATATGAACAAAATACACAACTTTCTTTGAGTAAAAAAGAAAATTTTGAAACTATGTTGAATTTTTAATTTTGAGTTATAAAAAAATATATTCTAAAAAAATTGAAAAAAATATATTTTTTATTTAAAAAATCACACACATTACAACAAATGTCTCCTTACGTATATCAATCATTAAATAACAACTATGAAGATGACGATGACGATGAAATGCCTGCTCTTGAGAGTGAAATATCCGATGATGATATAGATTATCATGGTGGTCAATTAAACCGTTCATACGAGCAATCTATTACGTATAATGTATTATATAATGAATTGTATAACGAATTGGATGGTATTCAGAGACGTCAACAGCGGCAAGATCATCTCCACCTTCTAATGCATCATCATGTATTTCATTCAAATCAACATCACCATTTATTTAGAAATGATCCAAATCCAGCCGAAGATGACGAGAATGATAATCAAACTTATATTGATGACGACGATGATGAAATGCCAGAACTTGTTTCAGGTGACCAAAGTATGGAAGTTTTAGATGGAGATAATTAATATGATTAAATGCAAAAAATAAATATAGTTTAATTTTTATTATTAAAAAATAATAAATTTTTTTTCTTACCTTGAGTATCTCTGTTGGAATTGGTTCATTACATTTTTACCCATAATAGATTTTTCACTTTCAGGTATTTTCATTTCATTTTGTTTTCTTTCAAATGTTGGGATTGATCCTGAATTTTCAAAACCACCTCTTTGTCTTCGTTCTTCTAAATAGTAATTTCTGCTTGAAATATTCGATTCACCCATTTTATTTTCATTTGCAAAGAAGTTTGTAGCCACAGTTTTTCTTTCGTTTTCTCTGACATATTCAGGTTTTATGTTTTTCTGTGTATTATATTTAATATTTGTATTAGTTTGGTATTCAGGTAGATTTCTTTCAAGTTCAATATTTTTGTGTATGAATGAAACTTTAGCGTTGCCTATAATATTTGTTTTTGTTTGATATTCAGGTAAATTTCTTTCAAGTTCTAGATCTTTGTGTATGAAATTTACATTTTTTCTAGTTCCATTTGTATTGGTTCTAGTTTGATATTCAGGTAAATTTCTTTCAAGTTCTAAGTCTTTGTGAATAAAATTTATATCTTTTCTGGATCCATTGGTATTTGTTCTCGTTTGATGTTCGGGTAAATTTCTTTCAAGTTCTAGGTCTTTGTGTATGAAATTGACATTTTTTCTGGTTCCATTTGTATTTGTTCTCGTTTGATATTCAGGTAAATTTCTTTCAAGTTCTAAATCATCGTGAATATAGGAAACTTTTTTACTATCACCCATTAAATTTGAATGAGCTTCATATTCAGGTAAATTTCTGTCAAGTAGCTCAAAATTTTCATAAATGTGATTTGTTTTTTCAATACCGGAAAGTGTAGTGGTATAGTTAATTGATTTTGTATCTTTTGTTTTCAAGTTGTTTAAATCTAGCATATCTTCGTCTAAAAATACTCCGTTGTCTACATAACTTCCAATGTTACTGTATACAGAGTGAGCATTGGTGTCTTGTATGTATTTATCTGAATTAAAATTTTCTTCGTTTAATGTTTGATGTTTTACTTCTTGTAGATTTGGTTGAGCGGAAACAGTTGTGTAATTTTCGTTAATACCTTTAGTTGGGTCTTGTACAAAAAGTTCTGTATGTCTGTTCATACTGCTAATGTTTGGAGTGGCTTTTTTATGAGCTATTTCTTGTATACTACTTTTAGTGTGTACGAATGGTTCTTGAAATGGTTTTTGAAGCATATAAGTTTTTGTAGCTCTGACTTGTGATGAAACTATTTTTTCATGTACATTTCTGGTTGCGTTTACATTTCTAGAGTTGCTTAATTCTTTTGTATTATGGGGCATTCCAGGATTTGTGATTGCAAAAGTAGTATTTCTTGGCATTCTTGATAGAGGTAGTAAGTCTTGAGGAGCTTGAACAGGTGGATGAAAATCACCATCTTTATTGATTGTGTAAGGTAAGAAAGCTTGTTTATTACCAAAATTTTGTTGAGATCCTCCGAAATTTGAGTAATTTACGCTTACACTGGGGTTTACACCTCTTGCGAATCTTAAAATTGATTCTGCAGAACGATCTGAGTTATCAATCATTTTTGTGATTTCATTGTTGTCACCAACCTTATCAATTCTTCTCATCATTATAGATCTTGGTGGATCTTTCATTATATTCATATTTGTACCCCAAGACCCAACTGAAGGTAGAGTAACTTTTCCACTATTTGTAATTGCTGAGTATGATAACATTATTTATTATATTATTTATTTATATTTGGATAAAGTTTATAAATTAAATACAAAAAAAATCTTTATATGTTAAAAAAATGAAATAGAAATTTACCAGAAAAAATTAATTTCTACTTTTAATAATAATAAATCCCATAAAACAAACCATCAGGTTAAATTGAAATATTATTTGAATAGGAAGAAAGAAATTGATTTTTTTGAAAAAGTTCAACTCATTTCCAAACTTCAACTAGAAATTATATAAAATGGAACAAAAAGAAACTCTTGATATAGATGACTCATCACATGAACTGAACGTCATAAAACAAAAAATAAGACATAATCTTGAATATTTACTATCTTATGTAAAAGATAACAATATTCAATTACTTCAAAAATATTCAGGAAATATTGATAGAGGAACTACTATTATTTCAAAATGTTTAACTGATAAGTGTGAAAATTTGTCATCTAAGACTTTCAAACAACTTTTAATTAGCGGAAGCTATTGTGAATTATGCACAGAGAAAAATAAACAAGAAAAAAGGAAAACAACATGTATTGAAAGATTTGGTGTGAGGTATAATAAACTTGAATATTTACAATCTTATGTAAAAGATAACAATATTCAATTACTTCAAAAATATTCAGGAAATATTAATAAAGGAACTACTATTATTTCAAAATGTTTAACTGATAAGTGTAAAAATTCGTCATCTAAGACTTTCGGACAGCTTTTAAAAAGCGGGAGCTATTGTGAATTATGCACAGAGAAAAATAAACAAGAAAAAATGAAAACAACTAACATGGAACGACGCGGTGTTGAGTATCCTTCTCAAGATACAAATGTTAAAGAAAAAAAGAAAGCGACTAACATGGAACGACGCGGTGTTGAAAATCCTTCTCAAGATACAAATGTTAAAGAAAAAAAGAAAGCGACTAACATGGAACGACGCGGTGTTGAGTATCCTTCTCAAGATACAAATGTTAAAGAAAAAAAGAAAGCGACTAACATGGAACGACGCGGTGTTGAATATTCTTTACAAGATCCAGGTGTTAGAGAAAAAGGTAAAGAAACATCTATTGAACGATACGGTTTTGAACATCCTATGAAGAACTCTGAAGTAAGAGAAAAAGGTAAAGCAACTAACTTGAAACTACGCGGTGTTGAGTATGCTTCTCAAGACCCAGTTTTTAGAGATAAATGTAAAGCAACATCTATGGAACGATACGGTTTTGAACATCCTATGAAAAACTCTGAATATAGCGAAAAAGCTTCACATAATGCCTACAAAGCTTATGATTATAAGCTTCCGTCTGGTAAAACAATCAGAATACAAGGATATGAAAAATTTGCAATAGATGATTTACTTGCACAAAACATAAATGAAGATGATATTATAACTAAGAGAACAGAAGTCCCTGAATGTTTTTACAAAGATTCGGAAGATAAAAATCATCGTTATTATGTTGATGTATTAATCCAATCTCAAAAATTATGCATAGAAGTAAAAAGCACATGGACGCTGTATAAGAATAAAGAGAAAGTGGTTTTCACGAAGAAAGCATTAGAGGATTTAGGATATAAATGCGAAATCTGGGTTTACGATGGAAAAGGAGTTAGAATTGAGAAGATTTGTTAAATTAAGAATATTGAAAAAATGACACTTTATTTCATTTCAATGCATTGATATCTTTCTTCACGAGAAGGCTTCTCTAAAATACAGAAAACTATTATAAACTGGAAAATAGAAATATTTTATAAGAATTTAGCTTATAAAATGTCATTATATTTGGATTATGTATCCGAAGTTAATTTATTTACTAACGTTAGCATATATTTTCTTACTTTACCATATTTTGTACATAAATCGTCGACTGACATACCGTTCTTATAATCTTGTACCAAATTTTCTTTGTCTTTTGGTTTTAAAGTTTTGACTTTATTTTCTCTATTTAAAATTTTATAACCAATACCGTTTCTAAATTCCTTACTTTCAACCATTCTATCGATAACACCTCTACCAATATTATTTTTTTCCGATGCTTCTTTTATTGTACTATATCTTTCAAGTTCATTATCATCTTTGTCAATCTTAATGATAGTCATACAATTCTTCCGATTAATTTCCTTTAGTTCATCTTTTGTAAATTTAGTTTCTTTTTTTCTCCAAATAAAATTTCCAGCTTTTGTAGTCTTGTTTTCTAAACATTCTTTAATATCGTTTTTATTTACACCATCTATTTTTATATCTTTTAGACATTTAAATCGAGCTATAAATTCACCTTTATTATTATATTGATAAACAATAGAATCATCTTCTTCATCACTTTTGCTTTCTTCGTCGCTTTCTTCATCTGTATCTGCACTATTGTTGTTATTTTCAAATCTAACTATTCTTCTTATCATATCAGCCTTTCCACCAAGTTGAATTATTTCGTTTTCTCTACAAATTTTTCTAATCTGTTTAAAGCTTGTAGTTGAATTTAGTTCTTTCATTCTTTCATATGAAGAATCGTCAAATTCGTCATCATCGTCTGATTCATAATCTACTGTTGTCGGGTCTTCAAATACTTCTTCAACTTTAATTTCTAATTGAGCTTTTAGTTTCAGATTAGGGATTTTTTCTACAAATTCAAAACCTAAAAAGTTACAACAGCTTCTTACTATTTCGCAAACTTCTACAAGTTCTTTAGTGAAAATCCATTCTTTATTAGTTACTTTATAATATTCTTCGTACTTTGCTTTTACCATCTCTTCTATCAATTTTGGATGTTTTACATAACATACGTATTCAACTAAGTAATCCTCTGGTAATCCTGTATTATATGTTGATAATCTGTTTATAAAAGCTGACATTGCCTCATCACGTTTATCTTTTTGATCAACTTTTCCGATCTTAAATTCTAATTCATCTTGACGGTATGGATTAGATAATATATAAACACAATCGCCTTTTTCATAAGCAGTCCTTTTCTTTCTTTTCAAAAAACTTTGATGGTTTTTAAATAAAAGATTATATTTTTTTTCTTCATTTTCTATCTTTTTATCCTTCAATTCTGAAATATACGAATACATCAGTCTAGAAAGTTGTTCTACTTTCAAAAAATATTTTCTTGTTTCTTTACCAGCCTCACATCTACTTTGCATAAGTAGATTTTTGAAACATTCTCCTGATACTATATAATACTTTTTGTTTGAAGCAACTCTTTTAGTCTTTTCAATATTAACCTGAAGAATGTCTCCATTTTTGCCCGTAATAAATAACGGGCAATTTTTTACAATTTCATGATTTTTATCTACTTGTAGATAATCAATTTCTTTTTCATTATTTGTAATTAAAACTTTTCTTATAAAATTATTTACTGCGTCTTCTGTTTTACTATTAGTCAAAAAATTAAGAATGATTTCATCTGATAAATAAATCCATGTTGAATTGAAGCATGGATTCCAAAATAATTTTAACATGCTTATTTCCTTTGGTGTAAAATTTGCGATTTCTGCCAACTTTATCTCGTCTATCGGAATAAAATCTTCAGATAAATTAATTGCTTGAGAAATTATTAATTCTGGTTTAAAGACTTGTGAAATATTATTTGGTGGTTGGGTAGCGTCAACCACCAAATTGATTTCATTATTGTTGTTCATGTTTTTTATTTAAAAATACAAGTCTTTAAGCTTGTATTTTTAAATAAGGCTATGTTCCAGGGTATTTTAGACATGTTAGTAAAAACATCGTCAAAATTACTGTGATTCTTTTGAGTAGTTGTTAACTCAACTTTGTAAAAATTGACGGTAAAAAATATTTTCAAAAAAAATAATATAAAAAAAATAAATTAAGGATTAATAAAAAGAAATGTCAGCTAATAAAAATAAAGTTACAAAATTGTCATCTAAATTATTATCAAAGTCTGAATTGAAAGGTATTAAGACTTGTGCCGATAAAATTAAGGATTCACCAATTCCATCAAAAAGTCCTGTTACAGGTTCAAAGTTTGACTTACCTGCTATGAGAGCCGCATTTTTAAAAGGTAAAATTTTGAGGGCTCATACAATTTTAAAATGTGCATTTTTACATCAACCACCTGATGATTTGATTAGAACCCCAACAGGTGAAATGCAAACTGCAGTGGATGAAAATGGTGTATCTATTCCTTTGGATCCACTACAATTAGAAGTTGATAATATGGAGATAATTCCGGCTATTATTCATACAATTACAACAAGATTACAACCGATTGTTAATATTAAATTAAGTTTTTACGAAGATGAAGAAAGTAAGAGATTATGGAATCCAAACGTTGCGGATATTAGAATATCATTTGACCCAAAAGGTGGAGCATGGTCATTATTAGGTAAAGATATGCTTGATACAAAAACAAGAAAAGAAAAAAATAAGGCGACAATGAATTTAGGTTGGTTTGACGTCCCGACCACTTTACACGAATTTTGTCACGCTTTAGCCATGGTTCACGAGCATCAGAACCCATTTGGAAAACCAATAAATTGGAACGTGGATCGCGTACATCAATGGGCTGAAGAGAGTCAGGGATGGGATGCTAAAACAACTGACACAAATATAATAAAGAAATATAGTAAGGATCAAATAAATGGTTCTGAATATGACGGGAAATCTATAATGTTATATTTTTTCCCCGGAACTTTAGTTAATAATGATGAGGGGGATTGTTGTGGAAGTGGAACACAGCAAAATTTGCAATTTTCGCCTTATGATGTTTTATTTTTGAATAAAATTTATCCTACCAAAGGTCAAAGCTTAACACCTGAACAATTTACAGTAAAATTTTTTAATGATAATTTTAATCAACAAGTTGATATTGAAAAATTAAAAACACAGGTTCAAAAAAATAATGAAAGAGAGAGTAAACTTACAGATAATAAAGATTCTTCCGACGCAGAGGAAGATGCACAAAAGAAAAAGGAAACTTTTGATGAAATGACTGAAGAAAATGTAGTCAATAATGCAATGCAACCTCATTATGAAAAACCTAAGAATGACGATGAATCACATTCTGACAAATCTCATTTGGATAAAGAAGATTATGTAAAAGTAAAACCAAAAAGACGTCGTCGATGTACGTATAATGATGATGACGACGAAGATGGAGATAAGGGTAATTTTTACTCTTCAAATTTATTTATTATTTTATTAGTTTTTATATCTATTTTAATAGGTTATTTCTTGATAATTAATTGTATGTCTTCACCTGAACCAGCATCAACAACGTCATCTACGACATCTGTACCGGTACCAGAACAAGCATCAGCACCTATAGATACAACAAAATAAAATATATTTTGAATTTAAAGATTTAAATAAAAACTACTAAAATAAATAATGTCACAATATAAAAAATTATCAACTTTTGGTGAAAAAAAAACTGAATCGCCAGAAGTAATTATTCCTAAAATATTAAAGATTGAGGATAAGATGTTTTTATTACAAAATTATAAAGTTTGTGTTATAGATGTTTATGCAGACTGGTGTGGTCCATGTAAAATTGTTTCACCTCTTTTTTCTAAGTTATTTACAAAATATAATATACCTGGTATTTGTATTCTTGCAAAAGAGAATGTTGATCTTAAATTATCTCCTAATATTCAAGTTGTTCCATCTTTTCAATTCTTTTTATATGGTCAATTGGATTCAGTTATATCAGGTGCGGATATAACATTGGTTGAGAATAAAATTATTGAATTAATCAATTCAAATAATCCAGCTATTCCTCCCCCACCAACTCCTGAGATGGTACCACCTCCTCAACCTTTACCACCTCAATTACAACCAAATTTTCAATATCAAGCACCTCCACCTCCACCACCACCTCCTCAACAACCTATGTATAATAATAATAATACAATGCCAAGTCAAACACAATCAGAAGGATTTCAACATGCTCATAGTGTGAAACAAGAATTTTATGAAAAACCTCCTCAATTGCCAATTCAATTGCCAATTCGAAGAAAATCTTAAGTCAAGTAATTTTAAAATTCAAAAAAAATTTTAAAATATTAAGAACATAGTTCAAAATTAATTAAATCATCATCGATAATTTTTATATTATTACTAAATAAACTTGTTACTATCTGATATAAAAGATCCTGTTGAAAATCCCTTAAATCATTATATGACATTTTATTTGGTGTTTTATAAATTGTTGAGAAGGGGGGCATCTTCTATATCAAAAGTATTATCATATCATTTAATAGTAATTGATTTCAATTAATTACATTATATCTAGCAGCTATTACAAAACGAATAAGACAGATGATACCTGTAATAATAATACCAATTACAATTCCAATAATTATTTGATTATTTGTATCTTTCATTTTTTTTATTTTAAAGTTTTTTATTATTTTTAAATTTTCAAAAAAGTATGTAAAAAAATATATTAGATTTCTTTTTAAAGACATCTGTTAACAAAATTAAACAATGAAAAAAGTATTACATTTGAATATAAAAAATAATTTTGATTTACACATTTTGAATAATGTGGAAATATATAGAGATGTAATAATAGAAGGTTTGGAAGAAAATACTCTCTTGTATAGATTTACTATAAATTTTTTGAAAAGATCTGGGTTTGATTTTATAAAAACAGATGTTTCTTGTATTATTAAATTTAGAAATGTAAAAAAAATTGCATTTCATATATATTTTTTTTGTGTTAGGGGAACAAGTACAGCGTTGTATGACTATGCTAATTATTCTGAATCTATTTTACAATGTGAAAGTATTTTTGTAGCACCAAAATCATCGATAAAAGAAAATAAAAATGTTGATATAGCTCTTCAAAAATTTCAGAAACGTTTTAAAATTTTTTATTATGATGATATGATGGATTTGGATAATATATTGGAAAAAGAAGATTGTGATATGTTATATGTTATAAAATATGGTTCAAACGATGGTGTGTATTCTACTAAAATAAAAACATGTGTGCATTGTGTTTTCGACATGTCTCAAAATCATGGTGATGTGTATGCAGGAGTTTCTAAACAAATTGCTTTCAAATTTGGGAATAATAATTTATATGTTCCACATATGGTAATTGAACCTTTTCAAAATAAAGAAAATCTTAGAAAAAAATTAGGAATTCCGTTAGAATCTAAAGTTTTTGGTTATCATGGAGGAAGTGATTCTTTCAATATTCACTTTGCGATAAATGCAGTGAAAAAAGCATCAAGATTATTTCCTGATGTATATTTTTTATTTGTCAATATTCCAAGATTCGATAATAATAATCCTAGAATTATTTTTTTAAATAAAATAGTTGAGATTGAAGATAAAGCTATGTTTATAAATACATGCGATTGTTGTCTAGAAGCTCAAAGTTTAGGACAATCATTCGGACTTTCTTTGTCAGATTTTAGTGTAAATAATAAGCCTATAATAACTTATGGGGGTATTGTTTTGAATGATAATTATAAAAAAATACTTGGTGATAAGGCAATGTACTATTATGAAGAGGAAGGTTTGATTGAAATTTTAAAAAATTTTAAAAAAGAAGATTATGAAAATAAGGATTTAAATTGTTATAAGGAATATAGTCCTGTAAAGGTTATGAAAATTTTCAAAGATATTTTCTTATAATAAAAAATTATTACAGGTTTAGCTGCTTGCTAGATATAATGTAATTAATTTATTAAAATTTATTATTTCTAAAAATAAAATGATTACAGTTTTATTTTATACCATAACTAGGAATTATTATATGTTTAAAGTTAGAACATAGATAATTTGCTAGCTTATGATGTAATTCTTTTCTTTTATTTTTATCTTTTTCAAGTGCATTTTGTAATGATATCTGAATATTTTTCAAACTTAAACTGTCCAAGTCTTTTAGATTCTATACCACCCATGTTTTATTCTTATAATTTATTTAAATAATGGAAACAAATGTAATCATTATAAATATCATTTATTGGGTCGGTTAAATCGGTACTACATTCTAATTGGTGTTCAACTATTAAGCTCATTATTTCATCATAAATTTTGTAAGCATTATCATAATTCATACGTTTCACATTTATATAATAAATAACAACTTTATGAAGTAAATTTGTTAATTCTAATTCATAATTATTAAACGCGTTTATAAAACTTAAAAAATACTTATCAAGATTATCATCTTTATTATCACTCATTTATAATTTATTTATAAATTCATTTTTATTTAAATTCGTTTTAAATTTTTTTCCCTATGAGGATTACGTGAAATAGATCTTTGTAATTTTAAAACTGTATCATTTTCAAATTCGTATATGGAATTTCTCCAATTAGTAATGTTAATATAGCTGAATGGTTAAACTATAATTTACCAGTACATCGATAAACATATGTAGAATTTTTTATACTAATTGATAGTATAAAAAAACATATTTTTTCAAAATTTTAACAGAGTGGTGAAATAACTTTCTCCGTTGATTTTATATCCAACAATTTTAATACCATGTGAATTTTCATTGTTGATATTTACATAGAAATTATTTATTTCAGAAGGATTTTGATATGCAAATAAATTACAGTCAAAATATTCAAAATCTTTTTCAGGTTCAACATAATATCCTGAGTTATATTTTTTTCTTGTCCAATCCATAGCAATTTGGGTTGCATTTTCAAAACTATTTGTGTTTTGAGCAATAAAAATCTGGTTACTAATTCGATCATTTTTTAAAAAATAGGGTTGTATTAAATTTGGATTTATAAAATCATATAGAGAATATTTATTGAGTTCAGTAGTTTCTTCTTTTTCTTTTAACCATTTTAAAGTAAATTCTTGATTTTTTAAAACAACTTGATTTGGGAAATTTTTAAAATCTTCAGTATCTAAATAAAAGTTTTTTAAAAAAGTATTATCCTTGTAGCTTAGAATTGAAGGAAAATTTCTTATTATTTCAAGTCGCAGACTGTATAAAAGTCGTTTCAAAATTTCGTTTGAATTTATGACCATTTTTTGTTGTCTCATTATATCAGAGTTTTGTAGAGAGAAAATATTTTTCATTTTTTTATAAGAAAAACTAGTGTCAATTAATATAAACTTCCTTACAAATCCTTCTATTAGATTTTGATCCGCGTTTTCTACGTTAATAATTGGATTTTCGTCCATTTTTTGATGAATATACACAGAATATAACCAAAAAATATATTCTGTGAGATATCTTGCAAGTTTTTTATTGAATTTAAATGAATCAATCTGACTACTTGAATCAACTAAATTATTAAGAGTCAGTGATGTTTTTTCGATTATTCTTTTTGCAAAATTCAGATTATTTGATATCCCATTGCACATGATAATAACATCTAAATTTCCAAATTTTCCGTGAATTTCAGAAAATGTATCATTCAAAACAAAGTGTTTTATTGAAGTTAGTTTTAAATAATTGATAACTAATTCTTCTAGATATCTTTCATTTGATATGGAAAAATATTTGTCATCGTTATTGATGTTTAGTGGAACGAATGGATTTTTCAAAATCATGGAAAAAATTGTATTGTTATAATTGATGTTTATTACTCTTGTTTTACCTTTATTGTCTATGAATTGTGATATAATGTTTAATTTTTCTATTTTTTCGTAATCATTTTCTTTGATATAGTATACATTGTCTAATTTATTGAACATACTTATAACTTTTTGTGAAATTTCTGAATCATAATCAAATTCGCATTGGATATCATGTGCAGATTTATTATTTGATAAAGCAATTATTTCGCATTGTGGGTATTCCGATGCATCACTTTCACTGCCTTTATGAACGTATATAAACACACATTTGTTTTTATTTTCTTTTTTATAGTATCCTTCTTTAAAAAATGGCATTTTTAGATATTCATTGTTATCATCATCTCTAACAAAAATAAAAATATTATATTTATAATATTCTTCGAGTATTCTGACATAGCTTAATGGGTTAAAATATATATTGATTTGTTTTATATCGTTTTGAATATTTTTCACAGTGCTTTCAACATTTTCTTGTTTAGATAATATAGCCATTTTAGAAAACAATTGACGTCTTAAATCTTCTGTATACAACCAAAAACTATTGTCCTTTTCAGATAAAAGATGAATTGTTTGAATGCAGTCTATAAAACTATTTGGACTTTTTTTTACACCAAATCTATAGAATGTATAATTGATATCATTTTGTAAATTTTCAAAGAATAAGTTTAATTTAGGAGGTAGCATTCCACTACATAGTTCCTTGACAAATTTATTTGTTTTAATTTTATCTTGTTGATGTTTTACGAGTTCATTTTTTATATCTTCTATTTTTTTATTTGCAACATATTCTTTTTTATTTTCCTCATCTTCATCGTCTTCTTCTTCAACTTCTTCAGCATCCTCTTCGTCTTCATCCTCTTCTTCCTCTTCTTCTTCTTCATTATTTTCAAATTTAAATAAATTAAATATACTTGGCGATTTTTTTTTCAAATGTTTTATTTTATTTTTTGTATTTTGTTGTATTTTAAAACAACAGGGTAAATGTTTAAAAAGTTGTTTGTTTTTTAATTTATTTTCTTTCATTCCAGGGAAAGTTTTTCCTAATTTGATATTTCTATCGACATTACAAATATATCTTCTAGGTATAAAACCGTTCATTTCTTTCTTTGGGAATATTAATATATCTGTTTTTTCGTCTAATGATTTTTTGTACAAGTTGTTTGGACTTAATGGTTTTCCAGTAGATAAGTGTTCTTGGTAATTTTCATAATCTTTATCTATATTTTGCGGATATTGTTGACAAATATTTCTAATATATTTCCCTTTAATGAAAATATCAGGTTCTAATTTTTCCAAATCTTTTGCTTTTGAATTTAGAGATTTTGTATTTACCTTTTGTTTTTTATTTTTTTTTGTTGTATCTTCAAAATCATCTAAATATATTTTGTATATTCTTGCGATATTATCAAATTCTAGGTAATATTTTTCTAATAACCTGCTAATAATGTATTGGAAATTTTCAACATTTTTTTCATTGGAACATTTTGTAATATGAATTCTTATGTAAGAATTTTTTGAAAAATATTCATCATCTTCATCATCGTTATTTTTATACTTATCATCCTTTTGTTCTATTATACTAGCAGTCATTTCACCTGTACTTTCGTGGTTAAAATGAAGAGTTGTTTTTGAAAAAGGAATTCCTTTACTTTCATCGATTGTTATAAAATTACTAAAAACTTCATTTGACATTATAAGATCACATAAAACAGTTTTATTTAAATTTTTATTTGGAAAATCAAATATACCTCTAATTAAGCTACATTTTTCAGATATTATTTTCACTTCATGTTCTGGAAATATACTAAAAAAGGTGTTTATTACATTTTCTTTAGAAATTTGATTTATATTGAAATCGAAAATTACATTAAAATCGCTACTTATAACAACTTTTACGAATGATGAATCGTATTCTTTTTCTAACTTTTTTTTAATCTTTTGTTCAAATTTTGCCTCATCCTTTGTTTTTTCCTTTTCATTTTCTTCTTCCTGTTCTTCTTCCTCCTCTTCATCTTCTTCATCGTCATCTTCCTCTTTCTTTTTTTCTTCTTCTTTTTCTTCTTTAATTTTTCTTTTGATTCTTTTGGTTTTTAAAATATATAGAACTATTTTATCTTCATCATTTATTATCCAATGATCAGGTGCAATAAAATTACCAAATATTTTATAAAATCCATTGCATGAAGCAAATTGAATATTTGTATTTAGTTCAATAAAATTAAAAATATCAAGAATAGAAAAAATTGGAGGAATATCAAGTTTTATTTCAATTACATTTTCTTCTAATTGAAAATCGGTATGTTTAATACCTTCTAAATCCATAATTTCGTTAATAGAGTTTAATATTTTGCTTTCTTTTGATAATTCTGTTTTTATATTTTTTTCAAATACTTGAATGTATTTTTGGTAGTCTGTTAGTTTTGAAAGTAGTTCTTTTCTATCAAATGATATTTGTAGATTGGTTAGAGATATATATAATTGATCTAATATACTACTTATAAACATATCAACAAAACCACCCATTGAAGTATAAGTTATTAGATTATCAGTGAAATTTTTGTTATATATGATGAATGGTGTTATAATGTCTTCATAAACACTAAATTGCATAGTAAATTTAGATTTTATTGTGTTGTATAATTCTGTAAAATCATATCTCGTTGAAACATAATTTTTTATTGTTTCAAGTAAATCTTCTACTAAGTATTTTTCATTATCTTTAAAAGATGTTGGAAATCCATTTTGGAAGTATAAATATTTTGGTAATGTTCCAAGTTGAATACTAATTTTCTTTTTTATAGTTTTTTCTGAATCAAGATCTGTTATAATAATTCGTTTGTTATTAAAAAATACATTCATTATTATCCTTTTTTATTATCATAAATTTTTTTTTATATTTCCATTATAAAAATAAAAAAAAAATGCTTGAAACAAATTACTTAACAAATTGTAGTTGTTAAGTAATTTAAATAAATTTCATGTTTATTTAGCCTTATTGACCAGGTGATGATTGAGTCTGTTCAGAAATAGAATTTAAATAATCTTTAAGTTCGTTAGCAAAAGCCTGTAAATCTCTATAACTTCTTCCTCCGTTGTAAATAATTCGGTTTCCTTGAGCATAAAGAATATAACTGGGAAATCCTACTAAATTAGGATAAATTTTATTGATTTTAGTTTTAAAATTTGCAACATCCGGATTTTGACTATCTGCTTGTATCGTTGCAACAAAGAAATCTGGGTTTTTTTCAGCAAATTCTTGAAAATTCGGTTTAGCCATTTTACAAAATCCACAAAAATTCGCTTGCATCATTATAAATATAGGTTTATCTTTTGGTATAAGTGGGTTTATAATATTTCCTTCATCATCAAAATCATTTGAATCTAAATAAGATACCGGTCTTGTTAAATAATCCATTTTTTTATTATATAGTTTTTTTTATAAACCATTTTTATTTTTATTTTGCGAAATTTTAATATTGTAATATAACAACGACAAATGGATTTTTTAAAAACTATGATTTATGTAAATATAAAATTTATGAAATAAATTTTCATTAAAATAAAGAAATAATGGAAAATGATATTTTAGAATTTTTACCTAAGTATTCGAATATTCATAATTTTGACAATGATCTATTGAATCCATACAATAATTTTAACTTGTCAATTGCGTCAAAAAAAGAATTTCTCGATGAAAAAATATTTAAAAATGATATTCCTGTCGAAGGTGAAAAATTATTTAAAGCTCAGAAATTTGTAATGAAATTTTTATCATCTTATACTCCATATGATCAGTTGCTTTTATTTCATGAAATGGGGGTTGGTAAATCAAGAGCAACAATTTCAGCAATAGAGAATATAAAAAAAGAAAATTATTATAATTTTGATGGAGCTATTATAGTTGGGAAAGGTAAATCTATTTTAAAAAATTTTAAGGATGAAATCGTCCAATATACGGATGATTATTATCCTCCTAATTACGAAAACTTATCTGAAAATTTACAAAAATTAAGATTGAATGCTTCGATTAAAAAATTTTACAGTTTTAAAACATTTGTAACTTTTGCAAATACATTGAGTGGGTATAGCAATGAAAGAATTAAAGAAGAATTTTCAAATAAAATTATTACAATAGATGAAATTCATAATCTTAGAGAAGATTTAAACAAAAATACAAATAATATTTGGTATTATAATGAAACAAAAAAGGAATGGTTCAATCCATTAACAAAAATGTCTTCATCGGATAGACCAAAAAAAATGAATAAAAGTTGGGTTGCAGTTAAGGATAAAAATAATAAATTTGTTTACAAAAACAATAAGGACTCTTCAATTCAAGAAAATCATCCTTATAATGTAAATCCATATAAGGAATTTCATAGGTTAATACATAATATTAAAAATTCTAAGGTTGTATTATTATCTGGAACTCCAATGAAAGATAGTTTTAAAGAAATAGCTAGTGTGATGAATTTAATATTACCCATGGATGAACAATTGCCTGTAAAAGCTGATTTTACACGATTGTATTTTAAAAAGGAAGGGGATTTTTATGAAATTAAGGATTCAAAGAAGACAGAATTAAAGGATAAATTTAAAGGTCGTGTTTCATATTTAAAAGCAATTACATCAGAAGTACAAAAAAAATTTGTTGGAAAAAAAGTTCCATCTTTAAAATATTTCACTGTTTACCCAGTGACAATGTCAAATGAACAGTCAGAAGTTTATAAGGTTGCATATAAAAAAGATAATAAGAAATTTAAAAATTTTGACAAAGAAGATTTATCAACAGAGAATGATGAAGAAGATGAAGAATTTGAAAATGATGAAGAGGGAGATTTCGAAGACAAAGAAGACAAAGAAGAAGAAGAAGAAGAAGAAGAAGAGGAAGAGGAAAAAGAAGAAGAAGAGGAAGAGGAAAAAGAAGAAGAAGAAGAAGAAGAAGAGGAAGAGGAAAAAGAAGAAGAAGAGGAAGAGGAAAAAGAAGAAGAGGAGGAAGAGAAGGAAGAAGAGGAAGAAGAAGAAGAAAAAGAAGAGGATGAGAAGGAAGAAGATGACGATCAAACAATATATGTTAAGTTTAAATTTGGTTCTAATGTAATTGGTTACGGGTTCATTTTAGATAAAAAGTTATATAAGGATTTTCAAATTACCAATTATAATGAAAACGACATTTATGTATTTGAACTAAAATACGATATTAAAGATGATAAAGTTTTCTTTAAATTTAAAGATGAAAATATACTTAAAATTTCTGAAGAAAACATAGAATACTCTTTTAAATCAAATAAATTACAAGATATTGCAACACTTATATTAAATGATTTATCAGAAAAAGAAAAAAAAGAAGAGGAAGAAGAAGAGGAAGAAGAAGAGGAAGAAGAAGAGGAAGAAGAAGATGAAGAAGAAGAGGAAGAAGAAGATGAAGAAGAAGAGGAAGAAGAAGAGGAAGAAGAAGATGACAATAAAAGAAATTTAGTTAGACGAAGATTTGGTAGAATTGGAAATTTTAGAGATGTTTTTAAAAATGTTGGTCAGAAAAAACTATTTGATGGTGCAAATAATGATTCAACTTCATCTTTTTATTATCATTCAAGACAAGCATCATTATTTATATTTCCAGAATCAGATGGAAGTTATACATATGGAAAAGGTGGGTTTCAAAAACATGTAAAACGTTCAAAAAATGGAAATTTTAGTTTATCCAATGAAATAATAACTGCACTTTCAGGAAATACAAACGAAGAAAAACTTGAAAAATTACAAAAGTATTCTCCAAAATATGCAGAAGTAATAAAAAAATTATTAGAAGCTTATGATAATAAAAAATGTTCTTTTGTTTATTGTAATTCAGTTACTGGAAGTGGTTTAATACTTTTTTCATTGTTATTAAAAAATTTTGGATTTTCTAGTGCATCAGGTAATGAAAAAACTAAAGGTAAACGTTTTGCATTTTTTCTAACTAGTGGTTCAGATTTCTCCAATCTTAAAGATAAATTTAACAAATATGAAAATAGACATGGAGAATATATTAGTGTAGTTCTTGGTTCTAGATCAATATCGGAAGGATATTCTTTTAAAAATATTCTAGAAGAACATATAATTACTCCACATTATAATTATGCTGAAATTGATCAATCAATTGCAAGAGGGTTTCGATTTAAATCTCATATGCATTTAGTTCAGGATTGTAAAAAAAAATTGAATGACCTTGGATATAATTATGATTTGGATAATCTAGAAGATATAAATCAAGTGATTCAAGATTGTCAAACGGAAAATATTGAATTTCCTGTATTAAAAATTTTTCAGTACGTAGCACTATCAAATGATAAAAAAACACCATCAGTTGATATTGAATTTTACAAAATATCTGAAATAAAGGACGTGAATATTAAAAAAATAGAAAGAATAATGAAAGAAGCGGCGGTTGATTGTTCAATTAATAAAGAAAGAAATTTATTGGCTGGATATGATGATTTGAGAGAATGTGAATATATGGAATGTCAGTATGAATGTGATGATGTTAAAAAAAATTTCAAACCAGTTGTTGATGATACAACAAACTTTATTTATCATTTTAAGAATTCAAAAAATTACAGTGATATTAAAAGTAAAATTTTAAATATATTTAGAGTAACTTTCAAGATTGATTTTGATATTTTGAAACAAGTATTTCCATCTGTGAAAAAAAATTATTTGCTTCAAATTTTATATGATCTAATTGTGGACAAGGAAAGAATTTTAAATAAATATAATATTCAATGCTACCTAAAAGAACACAATAACATATTTTTTCTAACCGATGATTTTTCGGATAATGATGTATTGGTAGAATTTTATACCAAAAATCCAAATATTTCAGAATTTGATGCATTTGATAAATATTTTGAAAAATTAACTATGGAAAACGCTCCAAATTTGATAGATTCATTATTTAAACTGGATGTAAAACATAAACGTTTCAAAAAAAGAATGCTTGGAATTTTAAAAAAAATAGATATGGAATCACAGGAATTACTATTAGAATATTGTATAATAGCAGATGAAAAGGGTGAGAAAACAAATGAATTTCATAGAGAATATCTATTGACAGAGGTTTTTATTGGAAAATTTAAAAAAATAAATGATATTTATATTTCATGGTTGTTGTTTGATGAAAAGATTAAAAATTATAATAAATTGAGATGTTTAAAAAATATTGGTGATGACTGGGAAGATTGTGAAGATGAGGAAGTTGAACTTTTTATAAACAAAGATGAAAATGTAGATGTTGAAAATATTAAAAATAATAAATATGGTTATTATGGTGTTCTTGAGAAGGATAAAAAGACTGAAGTTATGAATTTTAAACTAGTAAAAATTTTAAAAGAAAAGACAACGAAAAAGAACAAAATTCCATCGGGAAAAGTTTGTTATACATTTGATATGTTTGAACTTATAGATATTTTGGAAAAATTAGAAATTCATCCTTCAACAGAAGATGATAGACTATGGAAAAAATTACAAAAAACTGATATATCATCCATGAAGTTGAAAAAGAATTTAAAAAATAAAATAGACGAGACTAATGATATTGATATGGCTCGTAAATACATCTTTTGGTATGATTTTGATAGAAAAATTCTATGTGATAAAATATTTAAGGTTATGAAAAATAAAAAATTGATAATACAATAAATTTAAAGGTACCTTGAAAAAATTGATTTTTTTCGAAAAAAGTAAGGTAAAAAGACAGGACAAGAATTCAAATATCTAAGATATTTAAATGTTTAGCAACCAACAGCTTTCAACTTTTTTATCTGTTCTTTCAGAAAGTTGTGATGACTTTGATTTTCATAGGGATCGTTTTACACCAGCACTGAATGACATTAAAAATGTAGGATGGATTGAAGTCGACGCAGTTAAGTATGATAATAAATTTATTAATCCTATAATCGGAGCCCCTATTTCCGAGTTGGAACCCCCTCCTCTATTAAGATCGTCAAGATACGGACATTACAGTTTTGTAAAATGTTTCCCAGATGAACTTACATGCGTTGAGTGTTACAAGTATTTCTGTCCTTGTTGTTTACAGGGTACAAATTGTATGTACGGCGAAAGATGCACAACTCGTAGATGTTCTATAATGTTGAATAAGTATCATTCGGATATATATAATATCGAATCATATAAAAAACGAGTTTTTGTTTATAAGGTAAACAATATAAGTTTCTTTGAGGAAAAGGTCGCTAGTATTTGTCCAAGATCGATCTATGGGTATTAAATGTAATAGATGATAAACGTAAATGTATTTTTTTATTTTAAATATTTTAATTATATAAAATGATATTCCGATACGATTTTGTTATATCGATATGGATTTTTACCTGGTTTTTATTATATATGATGGGAATAATTAAATACACTGCTAGATATAATGTAATTAATTGAAATCAATTACTATTAAATGATATTATATACCAAATAATAATTACACCATATGTGATTAAAAATCACTTTTTACATATCACATGTTGTAGTATGATTTCTCATACCAGAGCTAGCCCTCAGTTCAGGGTACTGATGTTTATTCACCCCTACTGTCGTTTATCGACATGTTTTAATCCTATATTTACTGCGCCATTTACATCTCTATGTATTTCCATACCACATGAATTACATTTGTAATCCCTATCATTAGGTTTATTTAAACAACCACAATGAAAAAAATAATTTTTTTTTACTTTGATAGTAACCAAGAGGAAGATTGAATTTTTAATCCTAGACCGTCTACCAATTTAATATTAAGTTTTTCACAAATTTCTCTTTCAGGAATGATTTCGTTGGTTTGATCCCCACCATTTGTAAATACATTAGGTCTTATTGATTCAAGTGTTTTACACACAGTTCTATCTTCATCGATTGATAAAACTGCCATATCAACAATTTGTAGACTTCTTATTATCTTAAGTCTTTCATCTTCTGGCATAAAAGAAGTTCCTTTTTTTAATATAGATTGTTTATCATTGTTTATAATAACTACTAATTTCGTTCCTAATTTTTTACTTTTTTCAAAATATTCAATGTGACCAATGTGTAATGGGTTAAAATATCCAGAAACACAAACTATTATCTCGGACATATTACTATTTTTATTTATAAATGGTTTTATTTATATTTTTATTTAAATATAATCCTGGTATAAAAACATAAAACATAATATAAAAAAATGTTGAGTAAAAAAAGAAAAAGAACGGATAATGATGAATATAAAGATTTGAAAAGAAAACGAGAAGATAATGATTGCGAGTCAGTAATTATAAAAAAACAGAAATATTATTGCACATATGAAGAATATACAAAATATAAAAGAACAATTACAATGTATATTTAATTTTTTTTGTATATATAATAGTTTATATATACAAAATGAAATTCAATTTAAAATACAAAAAGAATTTATACAAAAAATGTCAATAATTCAGGAAGTCGATAATCTATCATTGAAATTTATAAACACTCCTAATGAAACCAACGCTATTAATTTGCTTCGATTTGTTAGAGGTCAAAATATGTATCACTTGGCAATATATTTAGGTGAATATTTAATATCTAAATTTCCCTATGTGTTGGATTTAAAAGATGAATATTCAATAAGTGCATATTATCTCAATCAGCATAATAAAGCATTTGATGTTTTACAAGAAGGTTTAAATATGAGAGGTTTATCAGAGGAAAAAAGTTGGAAAATATTATTCAATCAACATTTTAGCATTGATCATGTTTGTAATAGATATATTTTTTATAATGAAAGTATTGTAAAAGAAATATTGGAAAGAAAATCTAGTGATTTACCACTCGTATCATTTTCAATTACAAGTTGTAAAAGATTTGATTTATTTCAACAAACAATAAATTCATTTTTAAATTCTGTAAATGACTTACATTTAATAGATAATTGGTATTGTATAGATGATAATAGTTCCGATGAAGATCGAGAAAAAATGAAAAAATTATATCCATTTTTCACATTTTATTTTAAAACAAAGGAAGAGAAGGGTCATCCTCAAAGTATGAATATAATAAAAAAATTAGTAAAAACTCCTTATCTAATTCATTCAGAAGATGATTTTAAATTTTTTTCTAAAAGAAATTATATAACAGATGCACTCGATGTTCTTTCATGTGATATTAAAATAGGTCAGTGTCTTTTTAATAAAAACTATGCTGAAATTGAATCAGATATAGATATTAAAGGAGGTGTATTTAAAACAACGAATAATGGTGTAAGATATTTTATTCATGAGTATGCAAAAACAGAAGAGGAAGTAAAAAAATGGGTTGAAAAGTATGGAACTTATAAAAATAGTAGTTACTGGCCTCATTTTAGTTTTCGTCCTAGTCTTTTAAGAACAGAAATTTTTGAAAATGTAGGATCATTCAATGAAAAAATTTCTCATTTTGAAATGGATTATGCACATAGATATTTCAATAGAGGGTATATTTCAACATTTTTTGAAGGAATTAGTTGTTTACATATAGGGAGACTGACAAGTGAACGAAATGATGAAAGTAAATTAAATGCATATACATTGAATAATGAAAAACAGTTTTATGGAAAAGAAGAGGAAGAGTCGTCATCATCCGAAAAGGAAAAAGAATTTATAATTACAACAACAGAAAAGAAGAATAATGTAAAAGAAGAATATAAAAAAATCAAAATGTTTGTTGTAAATTTAGATAGACGTCCTGATCGATGGGAACTTTTTGAAAAAAATTCTTTGAATAGTCTTGGTTTTATAAAATATGAACGTTTTAGCGCAGTAGATGGTATGAAATTAGTTTCCACGAGACAATTACAACAGATTTTTGAAAATAATGATTATAATATGAGAAGAGGTATGGTTGGTTGTTTCATGTCTCATATTAAATTATTTACCAACTTAATTAATGAAAACGATAAAAATATTGAATCTTATTTGATTTTAGAAGACGATGTTGAATTTCAACCAGATTTTGAAAAGAAATTTAAACATTTTCTAAAACAATTGGATAATAATATATCATGGGATTTAGCTTTTCTTGGACATCATGTTAGAGATAAAAATGATTCTATATTTTTTGATAAGGAAAAATTACCTGAGATTAGTAAAATAGATGTCTATCAATCATTTTGTCAATCCTTGGGTGGAACAACAGGTTTTATAATATCTAAGAAAGGTGCAGAGAAATTCTTGGATTTTTTAAATAAAACGGGTGCTACGAATGGAATAGATACTTGTATTCAAAAATCAGCAAATCAATTAGATATTTATTATTGTACACCTCACTTGATATTTTCAGAGTGTTTTAGAGGTGATAATTCAAAAAGTTTAGATACAGATATTCAACATGATTTTAGTTCACTTGAGAAAAAAATCGATGAAAGACTTAAGGATGAAATAGAATATTTAAATTCTAAAAATGTTAAAATAGTAAAAGCTTCTACGTATGATTTTTGTATTGAATACATAAAAAATATTAAATCAGGAGAATCTATATATTACGAAGGAGATGAGAATGAAATTTTAAAAATCGAAAAAAGTTGTTGTCATCCTAATTATAAAATTGGAGATAAAATAATAATTATTTTAAATACAAACAATATTATAGACATTGAATGTTATTTTCATCGATATAAAAATGGAGTTAAATTTAATGTTGACAATGCTATAAAATACTAGAACCTATCGAATCGTTTTTTTTATATTTTTTATTTCAAATATAAAAAGAATTTTTTAAATAACTTGATCATCAACCTTTGTCCATTCATCATCTGTAGCTACATTACTTTTATCTGAATCGGATGATTTTTTGAAATAATTTTCAATCCTCAATGGATTATTTGTAATAATTCTTAAATTTTTATAAAAGTTTATTTTATCATCATCCTTTGCTTTTTCATTTTCTTCAAAAGAAATAACTTTAATTTCCTTCAATTCGTTACCGTGATTGTAAAAATTTAGTTCTTGTTCATACTTTATTTTTTTTAAACTCAACATTTTTTGAAGTGGTGATAAGTTTCTTTTTTTTGTAAAATTATAGTTTATAATTGAATCATTATCATCTAATTTTATTTTTGAATAAATAGGATTTTTTAAAACGTTATTGTTTCTATACAACAAATACATTGTTTCATCATTATTCAATATTTTGAAATCATCTTCAAATAAATGCTTACATTGATCAAAATTCATTCTAAAATCTCCTGATATATAAATTTCGCAATTATCAGAAAATTTCACCGTCAATGTATCTACCAAATTAAGAAGTTCTTTTAAATCAGACGTATTATCTTCATTTTTAGTTATATTCAAAGTTATAATTAAAATATTTTTATCCTTGAAATAACTCCATAAAAATCCTTCGTTGATAAATTTATTTGTTGGATTTTTTAGTTTTTCAAAACCACTTTCAGAACATTTTTTATTTGATAAAATTCCTAGACCGCTATCAAAAAATGGTTGAAATAGAAAAATCGAATAAAGATTTAAAATACCATTCATGGAATGATTTTCGTTTATAAATAAATTTAGTCTATTTGAAAAAAATTGTTTGGAATCCCAAACACCGTAATTTAAAAAAGGAATTGATCGATTTAAAATGGATATAATTCCAGAAAACATATCTAGATCATTGGAACGAAATTTAGAATTAAAAATAAAATTTAATAGTGTAGAGAAAACAAAAGTTGAAGGAATATATTCTCCCATAGCCGAAGTTAACATAGTTGATAAATATCCTATTAATCCAGTTCTATAACCATATAAATCTTGTAAACATATAATTACTAATTCATTTTCTGAATCATTAAGTGATGTAGATTGAATTATTGCATCTAACCATTTTTCTTTTTTTAAGTTCTTAGAAAAAAATGGTTTGTTCTTCATATTCACATTTGAAATATATTTTAAGTGATGAGTCATTTTTATAAATTAAAAACATTCTTTTAAAATGATTTTTGAAAATTTACCTTTAAATGCATCATTTTTTGTAGATTTAAAAAAATGTATTTTTAAAAAAAAATGACGTTATCTTACGAAAAGAAAAATGGTTCGCTAATTATATTTTGTGATTGGGAAAAACATGAAGATTTTTTACTTTCTCTAAATCCTTTGAAAAATAAAATAGGTGGAAAAGAATGTTTTATTTTCCCTTTAGAAAAAGAAAAAGAGTTAATCAAAATGATAAATTATCTTAATATGATAACTAATGGAAAACCCAGACATTCTCAGAATAAATATCGACGAGAGGACAGCGAAGATGAAAAAGAAGAAGAAAAAACGGATAGACTTGAATTTTTTAAATCATTCGGTGAAAAAGATTTTAAGAAAAAACAAGTAAAGAAAAAAAGTTCTTCTTCTTCTGATGAAGATGATGAAGACGACGATGAAGATGACCGAGAAGAATATTCTTCATCTTCTTATGATTCTAGTTCATCTGATAATTTCCCAAGTCCTAAAACCCCAAAAAGAAGAAGTAACTATTCAAACGAACAATTATATTTCATGATTGAAAAGATGCAACGTAAAATAGGTTTAATAGAAAGAATTCTAGAAAAAAAGTTACTAAAATAAATGTCTATAACTAAATTTACAATCGAAAAAATTTATGAAAAAAAGAGGAATAATAATAGTAATGATGATATCAATTGTTTTTGTCTAGCGAGTAATTTCAATCTTCCTTATGAAATATCATTCAGTGATAAAGAATCATCGGTCGATATTTTATTCGATAAAATTTTATCATCAAATAATTTTTATGTTGCCTTAGATGATCCTATTACACCTCAAATTTATGGAAATTATTTAATAACATGGAGTTTTAGATATGAAATAATGTCACCTAAAAGTGATAGTTTAATATTAAAAGCAATAATTAAAACTAGTTGTTCAACAAAGGAATTTATTTTTTCTGAAAATAATACAGAAAAAAATCATATTAATTGTATTATTCCATGTAAAGGATTTGCTGCTGGAGATGGAATATTATTCGAAATAAGTTCTTCTGAATCTTCTACTATAAATATTATAACAAATAAGGTTGATATAAAATATGATTCATCGTTTGAATAAAAATAATGAATTTAAAAAAATAAAACTTGTATTATAAAAAAATGGAAACGCTACCTGAAATTTTAAATGTTAAAAATAAAGTTTTGTTTAAGTCTTACAATGATATTAGAATAAGGGGTATGATAAATAAAGAAATATTTGATTTGTTAGTATCCAGAGATTCTGAAAATGATTATTATGATTTAGATAATTTTTCTATTCGTTATTTGGATCGAAATATAAAAAAAATGCATGAAATTATGGATTCTATAATAGATGAATTAAAAACATTGGGATGGACTTGTAAATATTCTTTTAATGATACTGGGTTATTTATTTATTCTACAGAAAATCCTCCACCAAGTTGCTGGTAATATATATTTTTTATTATTTTTAAAATAAATAATAAAAACACTTTTTTTAACAGTTTGAACAGTGATCTTTCCACTCATTAGGTGTAATTATATTAACATTATCCTTTATTTTATTATATGTCATTAAACTAGGAATCGCGCTATGACATTTAGTACAAGTTGTAAATTCATGAATAGTTCTTACAATAAATCCTGAGCTAAAAAGTAATTCTGAAAATGATAACTGTTCATCATTTTCAAAATGTTTTACAAGAATTATTTTTTGAGGAGTTGTTTTACTAATTTGTAAAAGATGATTCCAATTATTAGTAAAATGAGGATAGTCAGATGAATATTTATCACATGTATCAATCATCCAATCAGGATATTTTATCATAATTAGATCAAATACATCTTTCATAGTGGGTAAAGTTCTAATATCAATTTCATTATTTTCCATGTTTTTATTTATAATATACAAAACCTTTAAGCTTACTTTTCTGGGGATGGGGGTGGAGATTTATTAAAATCTAATAATAAATTTGCAACAGCTTCAGTATTCGACGTAGAAGGTTTACTTGTTTCCTGAATAAATTCATTTCCTTCCTGAATAGTTTGTAATTGAGATAATCGAGATAATGCTCTTGCACCAAATTCTGTATTCTGTGTAGCCGGCGTGAGTGTGAATGAAAGTTTTTGTGCTACATTTTTTATAGGAGTTTCATTTTTTATTATTTCTGGTTGTGAATTTAGTTCGTATTTATCTACTGCTATTAATAACTCTGCACCTTCAGTTAGACCTTTATTTATTTTTTCTACTTTTACTGATGGAGAATCTTCATATTGTAAAAGTTTGCTCGGAGAAACTTGAAAATCATTATTACCACCAGCGTATTGACCAGCATATTCACCAAGTTCATCATATGGTTTGGATGATAGATTATATTGTTGTTGATTTTCTTCTAGTAGTTCTTCTTCATTATAAAGTATATTATAATTTGGAGTCAACATTGAAACATCAAATTTAATTTTACTTTTTCCTGGAGATTTTAAATGTTTATTTATAAGAATATTTCGTTCCAGTTCTTTTTGCTTCTTCTTTGGAGATTTCTTTTCATATTTTTTGATTTTTTTTTCTATTTCATTTACATTTTTTATAATTTTTTTTAATCTAGAGATCAATAGTTCCTGTTTTAATTCTATTTTTGAATCATCAGTGCCACTATCTCTACGTTTTTTTGAACGCCTACTTTTTTTTGATCTATTTCGTTTTTTAGGTGTCATATATATATTTTATTTAAAGTTTAGATTTAAAATTTTTTCAATTTTAAAATCTCTAACTAAGGTTTATCGTATTTTAAGGTTTAATATATTTTTTATTTTACATGTTCATAACAGAATCACTATATTCATCATATCTTCTTGCCGAACATGTTCTTGGATAAACGTTATGGGCTAGTTGATTTCCAAAATTTCCTGTGATGTCAGAAAATTGTTTAGCAGGAGTATCAAAATCTATAAAACCTTCAACACCAACAGCTGAAGTTGGTGGTTCGGCAGTTGGACTATTTTTATTATAACTATTTCCTAACGAATCGCTAATATATTGCATATATTGAGGTCTTAGAATATTTTCTACCCCAACACGATCTTCTGCGCTATTACAACCTTCTCTTTTAGTATAAAAAGAATCAGCACAAGCAACACGTCCAGCGGTATCTAAACCATTCCAAACAGGGCAAACTAGATTTTTAGGATTTAAAAATCTATCAGATTGAATTCTTTGTTGATAAGCAGTATCAACTTTACATGTTCTTAATGCACTTTCTAAATTTAGTATTCCAGACATTTTTTTATTAATATCAAGAGAAAGATTTTTTATTTTTTTTAAAAAAGTTTCTGTTTTTTAATAATCGATTTTTAAGTAAGATAAATTTATACCTTTAGTTAGAAAATAAAAATTGAAATTTAAACAAAATTATTATTCTAATATTATGAACGATTTAAATATAGATAATGTATTTACAACTCCTATTAAAAAACGTAATAAAGAACTTCCTTTAAAAAAGAAAATAATTTATTTTACACCATCTAAAAATGAAACGTGTGATAAGAGTCCTCTTTTAAATGCACCTAAAAAAAATAAAGTAAAAACGTTCTTTAAAAACATATACACATGCAACAATCATTAGTAGAATCTTCTTCTTTTTTACTAGGTCTTGAATTTTTTATAGTATTAATACATGTCTGTAATTCAAAATTTTTATGATTTAATTTTGATATTTCAGATTCTAGATGACTATTTCGTTTTTTTAATTTATCTACCTCTGTAATTAAAAAAATATTTTCTTTATTTAGAAATTCTACATCCTCACCTTGTTTAGCAATTTTTATTTCATTTGCGAAATTATTTGATTCATCAATCAAATATTTCTTTCTTTCTTCTGAAAAGTTTTTAATATCATCCGACAATTTAATATTACCTTTTTCCAATTCATGAATCACTGAATTTTTATTTTCAATTTCTTTTTCATAATTTATTATTTTTATATTCATTAAATTAAGATCTGTTTTACATTTCTCATGATCTTTAATAATTTTATCCATTTTCTCTTCATTTTCTTTATTTACATTTGATTTACATTCGATTTTGTTATTTAATTCTGAAATTTCAATCTTATACTTTTTCGTATCATCGGACAATTTTTGTTCAATTTCAGATATATTCTCAGAAAGAGATTTATTTTTTTTCAATAGAAGACTAATCTCTTTTCGTAATTCATCCGATTTATTCGTTTCATTTTTTAATTTTAAATTTAATTCGTCAATGTAAAAATCGCTTTCATAAAGCTCATTTTTAAGCTTTTTAACAAGTGATTCTTTCTTATCCATTTTTTCCTTTTTAGTTTTTTTCTTTAAAGTGTATATTTTTTTTCTTATCAAATAAAAAATGAAATCAAACTATTCTCTTTTTAAAGATTTACCTGAATTTCATTTAGAGAATTTCTCATATAAAAAAGTAGTTGGTGATGATCATAATAATCTTTATAATCTACTATCAAATTTAGATTTATTGATGCAAACAAAAGCAGAATTACAAAAACAAAGTGTTTTGACAACTAAAATGTTGAATAGTGAAACTCGTGTAAATATAAGAAATCAATATAAGAAGAATCTGTCAATTCTTGAAAAATCTTTATTAAACGTAGACTATAAAATAAATTTATTTAAACGTGAATTAAGTTTGGTTAATAAAAAAGAATTAATTGACGTAATAGATCGACTATCAAGTGATCGTCGAGATACTACAACCCGTATTATAAACAATTTAATATAAAAGGTATTTAAAAAAATACAATTTATATAATAAGAATGGACGAAGAAGATGTTTTAAAAGAAATTAAAAATATAGATACATTACAATCCGATCTATATAAAATTAAAAGTTTAAATGAAAGTATAAATCATGTTTATATTAAAAGTAAGGAAGAATTAGAAGCGAATTTAAAACATGTTACAGAAATTTTTAAATCTAAGCTGAAAGAAAATAAGGATTTTTCCTTTGTTGTAAATAAATATGTAGATACTTTTGTGGGAGATGAGTCTTTAAAAGATTCTGCAAAAGAAGAAATGTTTTTAATATTATCAGCTGAGATGCTGGGAATGTTTAGAGGATTGGCTCATTCTAATTCAGTCTCATCATCATGTACACAAATGTAAAAAAATCTATTTTTTTGTTATATTATTTTTTTAAAGTGAAAAATAATATATTTTAGAAAAATAAAATGAATGACTATAAATCTTTGAAAATTGCTTATCTAGATAATACAAAATCTTTGATAAAGGAAAATTTTTATCCATCCTCTGGATGTCCTGCAGGAAAATATTGCCCTGTATTAAAAGAAAATAAACCATGTCCAGAAGGATATTATTGTCAAACAACAACATTTTTACCTACAGCTTGTCCATCTGGATTTTATTGTCCAGAAAATTCAAAAAAACCAATTGCTTGTCCATATGAAACACCGATAAGTGCAACGCTCTCAAAATCAATTGATGACTGTAAAAGCGATATGTAAAAAATCGAAAACTGATTTAAAGAATAGAAAAACAAATTTAAAGAATAAAAAATGTCTGACTTTTCACTATTTGAAGAAGCCTTAGATGAATATAATAAAGAAAATGAAGAATATGCTGAAGTTTCAAGTGAAGATTTATGTAAGCATTCTAATATAATCGAGGAAGGTGGTATTGTTTGTTGTGTTGATTGTGGTATAGAAATGGAAAAAAATATCTTTCATGATAAAGAATGGAGATATTATGGTCAATCTGACAATAAAAGAACATCTGATCCTAATCGCGTTCACCTAAGAAAAATGGAAGATCGAAATATTTACAAGGATGTGGAAAATATGGGGTTCAGTGACAAAATTGTTGCCCTCGCAAACCAAATTTACATACAAGTAACCAAGGGACAAATATTTAGGGGCAATTCGAGGAAGTCAATAATTTTTGCATCTGTGTATCATAGCTACAAAATAAATGGCAAGCCCCAACCTCATGAGAATTTAATTAAGATTTTTAAGCTTGATCGAAAAAATGCCCTGAAAGGATTGAAGCATGTCAATTTAAATGTACCTAAAGATTCGGCTATTCACACTACTTATGTCACTCCAATGAACCTCGTTGATGACATCATGGATAAATTTAATGCCACTCCTGAACAAAAGCAGGAGGTAAAAGATCTCTACGAAAGAATAAAGAACAAATCAAGTAAGATTAACAGGTCTAGACCTCAGTCAATTTCATCAAGTGTTATTTTTTTTTGGATCTGCTATAAAGGATTGGATATATCTCTTAAAGATTTCGCCAGTAAAACTGAGCTATCCGAGCTTACCATCAGCAAGCTATCAAGGGAAATATCTGATGTTTTGAAAATACCAATATACTTCTAGGTTATTTTATTGATTTTTATACCAATTAAGTATAAAAATCATGGGTTAATTTTAAGATTTCCTTTTTTCGACGATTTAATGCCATTTAGATTTAAACTAAATCACTAAATCATCAATAAGTGATTTAGTTTCGATTAAATTAAATCTAATAGAAAATGAAAAAATGATTTCGATTAATGCATATGCATTAAGACGATTAAAAAGAATTATAGAAGAAGATAATATTTATAATATTCCTATTGAAGAAAAATAATAAATGAAATAACTTTATTTATTATTTATATATATTTGCCAACTATTCTGTCCAATTCATTGTATAAATCTTCTAATGTTCCATTATTATCTATAATATGATCCCATTCTTCGTCATTTAATATTTCTAATTCAGTTTCGCTTCTATGATTTGAAAGTGGTAATTCGGTATTTCTATTTATTTTAATACATATCCAACCATCCTTTTTTAAAGCTTTATACTCAATTAGAAAACGTAAATCGTTGCAAAATTTATTACCATTAAACGAATTACTAGTAGATAGGGCTAAGTTTACAAATATATTATCATCTTTTTCTCGAGCCCAATCACCTACCATTAGTAAAAATTTTCTATCTTTTTCTTGTGGTAAATTAAAAGTATCTTGCACTTTAAATAAAGCATTATATAAAGGTTTAGCAAAAGTAATTTTATGCCCAGAATATTTTGTAATTAAATAGTTAACACAAGTATCTTTACCTGAGCGCATTTTTAAACCGAAAGCAATCTTCATTTTTTTGTTATTAAAATCTTATTTCTTTAAACAGAATCTTTTTATTTAGATTTTAGTTTTGGACAAGTCCACATCATTTTTTTTCTTAAATAAAATACAAATGATATTCTGTTTATGTCATCTTTTTTATCTGATTCCATTTTAGAATTACAATGCCATTTATGAACATCCATAAAAGCTAAATCTGCTAGATATAATGTAATTAATTGAAATCAATTACTATTAAATGATATTATATACCAAATAATAATTACACCATATGTGATTAAAAATCACTTTTTACACATCACGTGTTGTAGTATGATTTA